ATTGGAGCGGAAACAGCGCCCGGAGGCGCTGATCAATACTCCCTTTCTGGTGTTACGCCAGTACGTGTTTACGCTTGGCGGGAACGGGAGAGTTAACTTCATGCAGTCTCCCCAATACCTGGAATAGTCATCTGACCGACCACTTCGCGTACGGCCTGACGCAGCATGCGGATGTTTGTCCAGCAATCACGGTTAGTCTGCTCCACCAGCGCGATAAACTCTTGAACAGTGCATGGCCTGTCCTGGCGAACGTCAATCAGCACCGCAGAGAAGCGCTGCAACTGCTCTTTTGCCAGCTCTGGATCATCGTACTGCTCTGACACCCACAGCTTCAGTTCAAGATCGTCATGATGCTCTTTGATTAGGCGCACCGCTTTAGCAATGGTCTCTGCCGGAACTGTCACACAGGTAGGGTTCTCAACGGAGTCCGCCGCCCAGGTATGCGCGTACTTTGATTCGCTGTAGGTGTACTCAGCTTTCATTTTGAACGCGGCAACTACGCACGCCCACGCCTCAACACCGCTTTGCTCAAGGATTTCGTGTTTTAGAAGCGGCAGGTCATCACCATCGCCGTTCTCTGACTTAACCGGGGCCGGTTGTTCGCTTGCTGATTGAGTCACGCCGTAATGCTCTTTGGCTATCAGGATAATATCCATCAGCTCAGCGGCCTGCAGGTCAGTTTCAAACGTCAGCGTAATGCGTGCGCCTTCATCGCTCTGCTCTGCCTGAGAATGTTTAGCAATCAGTTCTGCAAGCTTACGTGCCTGGGCAGCACTGAACTGCGGCATAGCATCGGTCTTAGTCAGCTTCTTCTTCCCTGCCGCTTTCGCCTTCTGCATCTGCTCCTGCGCAACGGATGAAGCTTTAACACCATGTTCGCGCTGCAGGGCTACTGCTGTGGTTGCTGCCACTTCACCGGATTTCACCATCTCAATCAGAGGTTCGCCAACGGTCAGCAGTTGCAAGTGTTGCTCAACATCGGTGATCGAACGTTTCACCTTGGCGGCAATTTCCGCTGGCTCTAATCCCTGATTAACGAGGCGCTGATAGGCGGCTGCACGTTCCAGCGGCAACAGGGCTCGGCCCTGACTACTGGTGACCATGAATGCCACGCTGTCGGCTTCACTGCCCACGAAGTCCTTACACTCAAGGCGCAGCGTATAGCCCGCTTCCTGAGCCAGCTTTGCACCGTAATAGCGGTGATGGCCATCGATGATCTTAATGCCCTTTTCGGTGACCTTAACAGCCAGCGGAGGCACGTGTTCACCAGCGATGAAGGCGTCGCGAAACTCCTCGACATGAGTCTGATCGATATCACGGATGTTGTAATTAGTTTCTACATACAGCTCATCAACGCCCAGCAGGTAGGTTTTGCGGGTGGTGATATCGGTATCGCTATTTTTCTTGTCGTCGTAAATGCGCGCTAATGTGCTCATGCTGTAGTCAGCTCCCATGTCAGGACAATAATCAGGGCGGCAATCATCACCGCTGCGGTGCGGATGGCCTGGTAGAAAATCTCATTGCGTTGGTAGTGGCTCTTCAGGTGCGCTTTCATTGGCGATCCTCACTCAGGAAGCTTTCGCCAATACGGCCTGTATCAAGCCCGCCATAGCTGCCACAATTAAGTGAGCCTCTTGCGGCACAGCGGTCGCAGTTCTCTTTAGCTTCATTGCGGGATGCATCGAACTTTGCCACCAGCATTGCTTCACGCCAGACCTGAGCGGCACGCAGCCAGAACCCTTTAGCCTCCAGTTCGGTAGCCTGCTTCGCCAGCTGGCGATACTTTTCGCTCTCTTCTGGCACCGGAGCGGTGTTGAGCGAATAACTCCAGTCGCTGGCACGCTTGAGAGTCCCTCTGGTGAACAACGGTTTGATAAAGCGCTTCACTGAAGTCTCATGCAGGCCAGTGAGCTTGCAGAGATCGCGCACCTTCAGCGGGCCATTGCGGGTAATCAGTTCAAGAATTTTTGATTCGTGGTTGATCATGATTTTCTCCCGTTAACCGCGAAAGCCGTGAGGCACTGAGCTGTCAGGCTGTGGAATGACAGTGATATCCCGCTGCATGTTGCGCTTCAGGGCATTCCACTCAGAGCGTGGCGGGCGACCGGCCTTATCCCACTTGGTCGCTGACTGGAGATAGCCAGGCAGGTTGCCGGGGATGAACAGAGTTTTGGGCCGCATGTACTGGTATTCCTCAGTGCCTTCCCAGTGGGCGTGTTTGTAATCCACCACCAGGCAAAGCTCTTCGACCGTAAATGCATCTTTCAGCCGGGATTTGATGTGACCCATCGACGACTGCGCCTCTGTGTGCTTAGCGCCAGTAACTTTGTTCAGGTGGCGTAAGACTTCCCGAGAACGATTAACCAAGGACCACTCATCGTCTGGTTGCGCAGCAACCTGACAAGAAGGGGTTGTTGTAATCTCTGTAGTAATCTCTGTTGTATTCTCTGTAAGACGAGGGCAATTTGCCCCTATCGATGGGTTTAATCTGCCCTCATCGACTGGTGCAGCTTGCCCTTTTCGATGAGTGCAAATTGCATCCTTCGATGAGGGCAATTTGCACTCATCGGCCAACAGTGGGTTTGCGTGGTTAATTGCGTAAAAATTCGTGCGATCATGTTGAGTCTTTTTCAGCTGCTCAACATAGATGAGCCCGCTTTTCTTAAGCGAGGTCAGAGCACGTTTAACCGTATCTGAAGACCACCATGGGAATTGCTCATTCCAGTCTTCAATGGTGTTGTAAATCCAGCGTTTGCCGTCATGCTCAACACCTGAAGTGGTGTCCTCCAACCAGTAGCAAATCTGTTGCAGCACAATGGCCTCATTCAGCCCAATGCGCTGCGCAAGGGCTGGACTAATGACCAGAGGCTTAACCTTAAGCAATAAACTCATGGCGCCACCTTCCTGAACTTCTGACTGAACAGAACGCGGGGCTGCATGCATGGATGCGGATAGTTGGGGCGCATGTAAATTACGCGATGATTAACCACGTCTACACCAACCGTCTCCACAACCACGCCGCGCGGGTCTTTGTAGCGTTCCACCCAGGGTTTAATGATCTCGTTTTCCATCAATTCACACCTGACTGCGCCGGACGGCTGTAGAAAGTCTTCCACGCGGACTCAACTACCAAACGAGTAGTTGTCTGGTAGTTGTTAGGGCCACCAGCTGTCGGTATGATTTGCTCATAGACAGGGACGCCAGCGATAACACGGCAACGGAATTGCCGAACTGCTTTGGTTTGGCTTACAATGGACATGCGATTGATTCTCCACACACGTTGATTTAGTCGCGACCGACGCTCAGGGCTGCAATCCCTGGGCGTCACTTTTTTGGGGCTTAAAAAACTTTTCATTTCAAATGTCCTGCGCTTCGATCTGCACGCCTGACGCATCAATCTTCCTGCCGTTCGCCACGAACATATCTACAGAATGCTCAGCAACACCGACGCCATACAGCGCCATGAACCCCAGAAAGCCATGAATCTGGTGGCGCATTTTGGTGTGGAACAATGCGGACAGGGTTTTGCGCTCTTTGCTGTCGATCACACCGTCAGAAGCTGCAGCAATTTTGGCGATTGCTAACTCACCAGCTGCTGCACTCGCTTTCATTTCGATGTCATACAGATCGACCTTATCCACCTCTTTCACTGCAGATACATCCACCAGCAGCTTCCCGTGACGTGTCGCGAAAAAGTCTGCCAGGCATGCAGTGCCGGATAAATCTTCCATCTTCATGAGTTCATCCAGTGTGAAGAAACGACTGCCACACTTGCGGTACATGTGGTTGTGAAACTGATCGATGGTCATGCCTAAGTCATCGGCCATACCTAAACGACCTGCTCTGTGTGCTTTGCACATCAGTCGGATTGCTGTGTTGATTGTGTCTACCATTTCTTATCGTCCGTTGTAGTTACGGTCATGCCGCAGTAGCTTTAGAATTCAATTCCGGCCAAATTTTCATCCAGTCAGCTGGGTGAAGGTCTTTCCTGCTAACTACACCAGCTGAGTGAATTTCGATGAGAACTGACAATGCCGGACCGAGCTTCTGCCCTTTGCTAATTGCCTTGCGGAGATATTCAATCGTGGTTTCGCATTTGACGGCGAACTCTCGTTGTCTTCCCAGCGCAAGGCCATTCAGATACGTTCTTAACGTTTCCATGGAGCCTCCTGTTGTTGATGATGGAAGTATACCTGCAAGTATATTTTATTCAATACCTGAAGGTCATTTACCTGTGAGTAATTTTTCGTATGATCCGGGTATGAAAATCGATACCGACAAAGACGTTTTTGAAATCCGGCGACTTAAGCTTCAGGAGCTTGTTGACAGATTCGAGACACAAAAGAAATTTGCTGAAGCGGCAGGCCTTGATGCGACTGTTGTTTCTCGGATGCTTTATCCACCAGGAAAAGCGAACAAACGTAATATCGGTGAACAATCAGCTCGCCAGATTGAAGATTCACTAAAATTAAGTCGTGGGTGGCTGGATGGATTAGCGAAGTCTGCAGAATCCAACGTCACCTATGTAGGCCCGAATGAACCTAAAGGAAGCTTCCCAGTGATAAGCTGGGTAAGTGCAGGACAATGGATGGAAGCGATAGAGCCTTATCACCCCAAGGGTGTAGACCGTTGGTATGAAACAACCGTTGATTGTTCAGAGAATTCATTCTGGCTTGATGTTAAGGGTGACTCGATGACAGCACCTGCTGGGCTTAGCATTCCTGAAGGTATGGCCATACTTATTGATCCGGAAATTGAAGCGAGGAATGGCAAGCTGGTCGTTGCCAAACTTGATAGTGAGAATGAAGCAACTTTCAAAAAGCTGGTAGTCGATGCAGGTCGTAAATTTTTGAAACCACTTAATCCTCAATACCCTATGACTGAAATTGATGGCAATTGCCGAATCATTGGTGTTGTTGTTGATGCAAAAGTTACCAACCTTCCTTAACCACTCATAAGCCCTTTCGATGACCCGGCAATTGCCGGGTTTTTTGTTTCCTGCTCCCGCCCCTCTAAAAATAAATCTCTATAACTTTCAATTAAATATACCCACAAGTACAATTACTTTACCTTTGAGTATTTACTATCCATATACTCGTAAGTATATTTAGCTCATCGAATGCTTGCGGGGTATACCGTGAAAATGATTAAGAACATGTCGAACACATCGGTTCGGGACCTGATTACGTTTTTGAGGCTCTTCCCGGATGCTGATGTTGTCTGTTGTGGTGATGCCGGTGTGGTGAGTGTGCAGTGTGATGTCGAAGACGTGGTTCGCGGACCAGCGCTTTAAGAGTACGGAATTGCTGTGTTGGCGGTTACTCATGAAGGTTTGTTTAACCGCTCTTTTTCACAACGATAAGGGCATTTGCAAAGCAGGTGTTTTCGAACGCTTTAGAGACGTGGAGTAAGTGTCCTTTTCGTTGTGGTGAATGCGCAGGCTGATGCGCGGGTGAGTTGATAGTTCCACGCACCTTATTGACTCTATCTGCAAATGCCGGGGTTCAGCACCGGTCGCCACAGCTCAATTTGTCTTAGCAGCCGGGATGACCACCAAGGTCGTAAAAACTGCTTTCCCTGCATGAGTCGGATAACTGCAGGGCGCGGACTCGACGCGTAGTACAGGTGTAACCCGCAACACGAAGTTCGAGTGACGCCCTTCTGGTAAGTGGCTCAGGCCTGCAACTGGACGAAGCGTTAAGGGTGACAGCCGGAGAGACGGCGGCGTGTCCAACGCCTGAACTTGGAACGGTGACTACTACTGATTATGTAGAGGCTTAGCCAATGAGCCAAATCAAGCAAGCTGACAGTCGGAAATGAGCGACGGACGGCCGGGAAAGACCGGCACACAACAGCAATATCACTGGGCGGTAACGGGACTCATAACCCAATCTGCCGCCTTCCTGGCAGTGATATTTCTGTTGTGGTGAATGCGGCCAGCGCACGCGGAAGACTGACAAAGATTGCACCCAGTCTAAGAGTTTCCGCTCTGGTGTTTGTCAGTCTGACCAGAGCACCGGGAGGCACCCGGCACCGCAGCAACCTTTCAAGTGTGTGGAGTAATCGGGCTGTGGGTTATTGCAGTAACCCACCAGCCAACTTAAACGAATCCCAAAAGTTTTTTATTGCCATCACTGGCAAGGGATTCATGCAACCAAAAATCGTGTGTGGAGAATTTTATGGAAAAGCCGAACGACCATATAACCGTAGGCATTATCACCCTGCCCTATAGCCATATCCTGAACGGCTGGATTTTGCCTGACGGCTCATTAGTCACTAATCCAATTAAGGCGCAGAACGAAGCTGAGCGCCTTAACAGCACCATCACCATTCACTGAGGGCGATGACATGCATCATTTCAAATCGAATAAAGAAGTCGTCGCTGCCGGCCACCAGTTCGCTAAGAACATCGGGATGGATACTCCTCTGATCGAAATGGCAAAGATGGTGACTGAGCTGTCGTCGCGTCTCGACGTTGCCACCGTTCGCGCCAATCTGATGGCTGCAGAAGTTCTGCGCATCAATAGCGTGCTGCCTGACACCATTTCAGCACTACAGGCTGCAGGCGCAGACCTGACGCTGATTGATGACCTGAATGCAGCACTTGCTACGCCAGCCTGCGACCAGTGGATTCGAACACTGCGCTGTGAAGCACTCGGTGAGGCGCGCCGGGCTGTAGCAACTATAGGTAATCAACAGCTTCCAGGTACTTCACAAGCGATCAACATCCTTTCCCAAATGGAAATGGATTTACTCCGCGCACGTACGGTAACGCTGAAGGTGGTGTCATGAAAAAAGTCGCCCAATTTCGCCGCAGCAATGGCCCAAATGCTGGTTTCAGTGAAAAGCTGGCCTGGCAGTTATCAAAAGGTCCGGCAACGGGCCGTGATCTGGCGCAGCGACTCGGTATGACCCTTAGTGAGTTCAACCGTTTGGTTCTTCACATCATGCGCCGCGGTGGTGAAACCCTTCAGGTTGAGGCATCCAATCAGGTCTGTCTCGGTGGCGGATCAATTGACCGCACTTACACCCTGGTCAGAAATCCGCGCCGGGTTGCGCCCCCGCCATGTAAGCCAATGGTTATCAACTACAGCAACGACCGTTCTGAAGAGGCTATTAAACGCCATCGTGAAGCAGCTGCTCGCCGTGCTCGTCTGATTGCCAGCGGGCTGTATCTGGAATGCATGGGTTAAGGAGAAGATTCAATGAGCATTAAGCCCTCAGAAGTTAAATGCGACCAGTATGGCCATTGGTCTCATCCAGATTATCTGGCGTTCTGTGATGGTCGTGAATTTATCCCTACCGCTGAGTTTGATCAGTGGATGTCCGAGCATGATTTGCAGTGGAAGGTTGAGTACCGTGATGAAGACATGATCGACCCCACTGTAGATGGTTGTGATATCTCTGCCTGGCAACCTGCAAGCCCTGAAGGTGAAGGCTGGTTCGTGGGCTCCATCCATGACACTGAAGACGGTGCAGTATGTATTTGGCTGCGCGCCGGTAAGGATGGTGAGTGATGGCTAAATCATCAAAAGTGCATGACCTGTTAAGCGCTTATCAAAAACAGGCCCGGAAAATACCCGCGAAAGGTGTTTATGCCACCAGACAACGCCAGGAAGAGGTAAATGCAGCCCATGCGCGCAAGGTAAGGCGCAAGCGTCGGCGGTCAGTTGGCAAGTCAAATAAGCTCGGTTGTCGCTTCACGGCGGAAATGCGCGTAGCACTAATTTGCGATATGAATTTTTGGGCTTTGATTTGCCGCTCCAACCGCGCAGGAGAGCCATCATGAACGCAGAGCAGAAGCTGGCGATGATTGAGCGTTGCGAAAAAATATCAGAATGGCGTGAGAAATATGGCGACTATGCAAACGTCATGCTTCCTGCCGTAGAGGCCCAGCAGATTGCGCAAATCGCACTGACCGCACTGACTGCGCCCACCGCTGACCTGGCTGAACTGGTGCCGCCAGAAATGACACTTCAGGACGGCATTAACTTTGTAGAGCATGAGGGTGCTCTAAGTGAGGCTGAGGCTGCAATGCTCGCCAATAACGCCTGCCGCGCTGCCATCCTGCGCAAAATTGAGGAGGCGAAATGAGCGACAAAAAATACCCCAGCAACCTCTATCTTGAGTCTGTGACAACAAGCGTTGATTTTGCGAGCCATGTTTCGGTGGAGGCTGTCATTGTCATGGCAAAGGAGTTGTTGGCGCTGCGTAAGGGTCGCGAGATACCGGAGGGATGGAAGTTGGTATCAGTAGAGCCGACGGAGGAGATGATTACTGCTGGCGATCAGTTCATGGATGGCCTTTCGCGTCTCAGTGATGCTTATGACGCCATGCTGACAGCAGCGCCGGAGGTGGAGTGATGGAACAGCCAATCCTCGATATGTGCTGTGGCTCTCGGATGTTCTGGCTCGACAAGAAAGATAGCCGCGCGATATTCGCAGACATCCGCAAAGAGTCACACGTGCTGTGTGATAACCGAGCTTTGCATATTAACCCGGATATCATCGCAGACTTCCGTTCTTTACCCTTTGCTGACTGCAGCTTC